GTAAAAGACCTCAAGGACTTAATCTCTGGGTCATTGAAGACAGGATTAGAGGGAGGGCCTATAAAAATTGGCGTTCACTTCGTTCGCCAAACAAAATCTAAGTTTGACTTCCATAATATATGTCAAATAATATTCGACTTAATGGTGGCATTCGACATAATCGAGGATGATAATATGGACTGTATACTCCCATTTCCTATGAAGATAGATAACAAGTGGTATACGGTAGACAAAGATAATCCAGGCTGTTATATTTCTATATTGATATAAGGAATATAAATCAAAATAAACAACTAAATATAATATACGTTTTTATACGTAAAACAAACTAATGTTATGAAAAACACAAAAGCAAACAAGGTGGAAGCCACTAATGAAGTGATGCCTACAGTAGAAGTAATTAACGAACAAGTTAAACCAGTGGTTAAGAAAAACTATAAACCACGTAAGAAACATAACAAGAACAAACAAGAGCAGCCTAAAATTGTTGTCCTTGCAGTAGAAGATGTGGCAATCCCAGAGAATGCCATCCTTGATGTATTTACATCTGAGGATATTACTCCTACTAAGAAAGAAAAATTTAAGTTCCTAAACTGGTTGAGAAAAACTTTTAAATGGTAAATTTCAATAAGAAATACAAGAACGTAGAACACTTTCAAGCCCCGGCGCTTCATTTCCAGAAGCACGGGGTTTACTGTTTTGCACCAGAAGGGACAACCGAGTATACTGAATACTGGGATAAAGAAGAGTCTAGATGTCTTGACGGATATACAGCTCCAAATGGAGATTGGATTAGTGGGTATAACTATTTCTATTTAAACTACTGCCCTATATTAAGGCTTGTAGAGATTCAGTATAAAGATAGGAATGGAAATATAAAAACTAGACGTGAGAAGAATAGGGAGTTTCCTGACTTCTATGACTACGATGCTCATTACTTTACAGCTGTTCAAGATGCTGAAGATGATGGAAAACATATGGTTGTTCTAAAGAAACGTGGTAGTGGATATTCATTCAAGGGCGCATCAATGCTCGTTAGAAACTACGCTTTAATCCCTGAATCTAAATCATATGCCGTAGCCTCAGAGGCTGAATATCTAATAAAGGATGGTGTTTTATCAAAAGCATGGGACTTAATAGACTTTATAGATAACAATACTGCTTGGTCAAAAAAGAAGCTTGTTACAACTAAAATGCATAGAAAGTCTGGATTTAAAATCAAAGATGAGTTTGGAAACGAGACTGAGGCTGGATTTAAATCTGAGATAATCGGGGTTACATTAAAGAATGACCCAAATAAAATTCGTGGTAAACGTGGAAAGATAATACTATTCGAGGAGGCTGGTTCCTTCAAGGATATATTGCAAGCATGGCAAATAGCTAGACCGTCAGTAGAAGAAGATGGATATGCTTACGCTATGCTTATTGCGTATGGTACAGGCGGAGATGAAGGTAGTAGGTTTGATGGATTAAAGGAGATGTTCTACCATGCAGATGGTTATAACGTAAAGACTTTCCCTAATATATGGGATACTGGAGCTGAAGGTACTAAATGTGCTTTCTTTGTACCTGTATGGGCTAATATGTCTATGCTTGATGCAAAAGGCAATAAGCTGTACATGGATAAGTTTGGCAATAGTCTAAAGGAAAAAGCCACTGACTTTGCCATGTCTGAGAGGAAGAAAGTAATAGATGGAGCGTCAGATTCAAGGGCAATAGATAGATATGTAGCTGAGAACCCAATGACGCCCCAGGAGGCTTGTTTAGAGCTCACTGGTAACATCTTCCCGAAGAAAGACCTAATGACGCAGCTCAATGCTATACGCGTCAACAAGAAGCTTCAAAACCATAAACAGGTGGGTGATTTAAACTGGGTAAATGGCCAGGTTGAATGGACTATAAAGAAGACTGGAGATATTACTAAATATCCATTAGGTAAAGACGATAAGAAAGAAGGATCTATAGTTATATGGGAGCACCCAGTGAAAGATGCACCAGCAGGATTATATATAGCAGGCAATGACCCTTATGACTTTAACGAAGCTGCTAATTCAACATCACTTGGAGCTACTATAGTATATAAAAGATTCCAAAACTTTGAAGAGTACTATGACATTATAGTGGCTGAATATACAGGTAGGCCTGATACGGCTGATGAGTACTATGAGAATGTGCGTAAGCTAATGATGTATTATAATGCTAGATTACTATATGAGAATGAAAAAAAAGGCTTATATACGTACTTTACTAATAAGCACTGTGACTATCTTTTAGCAGACCAGCCTGACATTATATCAGATATTATATCTAAATCCACCGTAAATAGGCGGAAAGGCATACACATGACAAAGGGTATAATAGACTTCTCTGAGATACTAATCAAGGACTGGCTCAACGAAGAATATGCTCCTGGATACAAAAATTTAACTAGAATATTGTCTGAGCCATTATTGGAAGAACTAATTCAATATAATAGCAAAGGAAACTTTGACCGAGTTAGAGCACTGCAATGCTTGATGATATATAGAGAACAATTACATAATCTGCATGTAAAAAAGAAAGCAGAAGAAGAAAAAAGTATGAGGCTTTTTGAAGTCCCATTATTTGGCTCTAAATGGTTCGAAACAGGTAGAGACAATAGAAAATCATTATTAAATTTTTAAGCGCTTATGAAAAATCAAATAACTGCATTCCCAATACAGAAGCTTCCAATGAAGCAAAAGGATGAGGAATGGGGAGAACTATGCGTCGACTACATAATAAGTAGTGGAGAGCAGAACTCGAAGATGTTTGGAGACAAGACTGAATTCGATGAAATGAAATCGAACTACGATCTATACAATAGTATCTTTGACAAAAACGACCTGAAGTATGTTACAGACCCATTTAATCAAGAAGATGGATTTCCTGCTTCACCTCAGAACTTCAATATAATAAAACCAAAAATAGACCTTTTAATTGGAGAGGAAACTAAAAGGCCTGACAATTATAAGATATCCAGGACCAGTCAATCAGCTGCATCAGATATGCAGGATTCTATGAAGCAAATGCTTATGGAATATGTAATGGCATCTGTAACTGCATCAATGTCAGAGGAACAAGCTGCTGAATTTCAAGCTAAGCTTGAGTCTGGTGAGGTTATGCCACCTGAGAAGATTGCGTCATTTATGTCTAAAGAGTATAAAGATGTAGCAGAATCATCTGCATATCATGCAATGAGTTATCTTAAGGAGAGGCTTAATACGAGACATGAATTTAATAAAGGATTCTCTGACTTGCTAAAAGGTTCTAAAGAGATATTTTATGTAGGGATTCAAAACGGGGATCCTACATTGGAGCGAGTAAATCCATTATACTTCACTCATGACACTGCACCTGACTTAGAATTCATTGAAGATGGAGACTGGGCTTGCAGACGAATGAGAATGTCTTATACAGAAGCATATGATAGATTGTACGATAAAATGTCAGAAAAAGACCTAGACAAGCTATTGGATATTACAGGACAAAAACCTACATCAGGCAAATACGGCCCTATGAAGAATTCAATGGTTGATTACGTGCACATGGACACTATGATATCAAATCCTAGAAATGAAGACAATTTTGACTCAAATGTCGTTAACGTATGGCATGCTACATGGAAATCATATAAGAAAATAGGCTTCGTTAAGTATATAGACGATAATGGAGAATTGGTAGAAACTGTTGTCTCTGAGAACTATTTGGTTATTGGAACAGAAGAGTCTATTGAATGGAAATGGGTTATTGAGGTATGGGAAGGCTACAGAATTGGGGCTGATTTATACGTAGGAGTGCAGCCGATAGAATACCAACATGTATCTAGAGAAAATCCAAATTCGCAGAAATTGCCATACTTCGGCGTAATATATAATGGTGGAAAATCATTAGTGTCAATAATGAAGCCACTTCAATATATGTATATTATACTTTGGTATCGACTTGAGTTGGCGCTAGCTAGAGATAAAGGTAAGGTACTTAATATGGACATAACGCAGATACCTAAGGACATGAATATAGATCCAGCAAAATGGATGCACTATTTATCTGCAGTAGGTGTTAACTTTATTAATCCATACGACAATGGATATGATATTCCAGGCAGAGAAGGAGGTAGGGCTAGTGGCTTTAATCAGATAGCTGCAGTGGACTTAACAATGTCTAATGTTATTGGAGAGTACGTCAATCTTATGTCTAAGATAGAAGATATGATATCAGAAATATCTGGTGTAACTAGGCAAAGACAAGGTTCTATATCAAGTAGCGAGCTTGTTGGAAATGTTGAACGCTCTGTACAGCAGTCCGCATATATAACTGAATCGTTATTCTGGACCCATAGCCAATGTAAAAAGAACGTCTTAAAAGGGCTTATAAATACAGCTAAAGAGGCATGGAGAGATTCAGGTAAGACTAAATTACATTACATACTTGATGATTCCACAAGGACATTCCTTGAATTAGAGGAGCCATTCTTCTATGAAGATATGGATATATTTGTTGTAGATTCAACTAAAGAGATGCAAAACCTTGAAATGGTTAAAAGCCTTTATCAACCTGCGATGCAGAACGGAGCTACGCTTCTTGATATTGCCGAGATTATAACTCTTGATAATATTACAGAGATGAAGCAAGCGTTGAAGCGCATTGAAGAGAAAAGGATGCAATTGCAAGAGCAGGCTAATCAAGCTGAGAATGATAGACAAATGCAGCTTATACAAGCCCAAAACGAAGCCAAGCAAGTTGAAATGCAGCTTAGGTCTGCTGAGCTTGATATGGAGAAATATAAGATAGATACTGATAATCAGACTAGAATATATGTTGCCCAGCTTAACGCATATAGAGGCGCTGAGGATTTAGATGCAGATATGAATGGAGTTCCAGATCCAATAGAACTTGGAAATCTAGCCATAAAACAAACTCAAATGAATGCAGATATAGCTGATAAGGCTATGCAAGCGTCAGAGAAAATGAGAGCTGAATCTGCTAAGATAGATATAGAAAAAAGAAAAGTAGCCGCATCTGAGAAGGCAGAGCAAGCTAAGGTAGAGATTGAGAAATCAAAACTTAATCTTGAAAGATACAAGGTAGAGCAAGCCAAGGTTCTTCAAAAAGCCAAAGATGATGCAGCCTACAAAAGAGAACAATTAAAAGCAAAAACAGCTAGAGCTAATAAGGTTTCTGGCGAGAAATAAATTTAAATAGATTAAATTATGAAAGATACACTAAATGGATTTTCTGCCATATTCGAAGAGATATCGAACGAAGGTATTGACCCAGAGAAAGTATTAGGCGGAGGAAACGAGCCAGAGATAGATGAGAATGGAAATGTTAAATATAGCGAAAAGCTAGATAGGCTTCCATCAGGTGATGAGCCAGATATGACTCCGGATGATTTGGATATAGAGCCAGACAAGGATGACGATGATGAACCAGAAGAAAAGATATCTACAGAAGAAGATGAGCCTGCTGAAACAGGAGATGAGGCTACTGCTTTATTCTTTGATGCGATAGCAGAGGCTGCTGGGTGGGAAGATATTGACGCTGAGGCAAAACCAAAGACTCCAGAGGAGCTTATAGAATACTTTAAGGACGTTATATCTGAGAACTCAAAACCTCAATACGCTAATGATGATGTAGCAGCTCTTGATGAATTCGTTAGAAACGGTGGAAAGATGGAGGACTTTATCAAGGCTTCCGGTGAATTCGACTATGATAACATAGACACATCTAATGAGTATATGCAAAAACGAGTAGTTAGCGAATTCTTATCAAAGAAAGGTTTCTCGGAAGCTCAAATATCAAGAAAGCTAGAGAAGTATGAAGATGCTGAAATTCTAGAAGACGAGGCAAAAGACGCAATTGAGTCTCTAAAAGAGATGGCTCAAGAAGACAAGAAAACGCTATTAGAAGAACAGAAGAAAAGTAGAGCTCTCGCAGAACAGGAACAACAAAAGTTTGTTGACACCGTTATGAGTGAAATAGAGGCTATGGACAATGTTCGCGGTATTAAAATACCAAAAGAAGATAAAAAAGCCTTGACCAATTATCTATTTAATGTAGAATCTGACGGTAGAACTAAATATCAAAAGGACTACGCCAAATCTACTAAAAACTTAATAGAGTCCGCATACTTCACTATGAAGGGCGACTCACTATTAAACTCCGCGAAAAAAAGTGGAGAAACAACCGCCACTGATAAATTCAGACAGGCGATAAAGACGACTGGGCTTGGAAAGTCTAAACAGCCAATAAGTACCGGAGCTAGTGCACCACTATGGACCTTAGCCTCAAAATCACTACTGGCATAATATAATTGGCCAATTAATTAATCAGTTTTATATGGAAAATTCAATTCTTAATGACTTGGTAATGTATAAAGGAAAATGGTTCTCTGACCTTGTGGATGAGAATATGTTAGCCAATGCATTACTTACAAAACCTCATGAAGTTGCCGGCGTAGTATCCTACGTGTTTGGTGCAATGGATCAGGGGTACAGCTCTGTACTTGACTTCTTAACAGGAGGTATGGGCAAAAAAATGACTATCGACCAACGCGAATATCGTTGGAAAGTTATGATCGATTCAGACCGTGCTGTAACAATTCGCTCTGCGAAATGGAATGGTGCTGCAGTAGATTCAAATTCTAAGGCAGGTCTTGGCAACACTCCTATCATGCTATCTGTTGAAGATAAATGGTTTGGTCCAGGTGCTATAATCGAACTTGACGACAAAGAATATCAATTACGCGTAGCCGGCACTCCTTATCAGGATGGCAACGAGTGGGTTTACACTTGCTTTATTGCTGACGGTCAAGCCGATTCTTATGTTCCTTATCAATATTTACAAGCCGGATGTCAAGTATCTCGTCTTGGTTCTGCATACGAAGAGTATTCTGAAGAAGCAGATATCATCAACTACAATACTCATATTGAGTTGAAAAACCACTTGACTACTCACCGTTTGTCTTATGACATCACCGGTTCTGCATACAGCACTGTATTAGCAGTTGGTTTGAAAGATCCTAAATCAGGAAAAACTACTTACTTGTGGTCTGACTTCCAGGAATGGAAAGCCATGCGTGAGTGGAACAAACGTATGGAACGTCAATTAGTATATTCTAAATACAATGCTAATTCAGATGGTACTACAGACCTTATGGGTACAAACGGACGTCCAGTTTATATTGGCGCCGGATTGTTACAACAGATTGCTCCTGCTAACCGTCGTTACTATACTCAGTTGAGCGCAGACTTACTTGAAGACTTCTTATTTGATATGTCTTATAATATGTTGGGTGCTTCTGAACGTAAATTCGTAGCCTTCACTGGCGAGATGGGTATGCGTGAGTTCGACCGTGTATTGAAAGAAAAAGTTGCAGCTTATACAGTTGTTGACTCTAAATTCATTACAGGCGCTGGACAACAGTTAATCCTTGGTGGTCAATTTACCACATACAGAATGACTAATGGTATTGAGCTTACAGTTCGCCATATGCCTTTGTATGACGATATTATCCACAACCGTAAGTTACATCCAGTTACTGGTAAACCACTTGAGTCTTATCGTTTCACTTTCTTAGATTTTGGAACCCGTGATGGTGAAGCCAACATCGTAAAAGTTGTACGTAAAGAACGTGAGTTGTCTATCTGGCATACTGGTGGTTCTGTAACCCCTGGAGCTGGATACGCTAAGTCTATCAGTACTTTACGCTCTAACGCTAAAGACGGATATTCTGTACACTTCTTAGGTGAATGCGGTATCATGGTACGTGACCCACGCGCTTGCGGTGAGTTAATCATGGACATTGCAGAGTAATAAATAAAATATATATGCGGTGGTTGGTTCTGCCGCATATTACAATATGGCATATTGCCATCTTATGTAAAACTAATCTTATAAATAAAATATAAATGATAGTAACACTTAGACACAAACGCAAAGACCCATGGGCTGGCGTTACAAAATATAAAGGATGCTTTGACTATATTAGTCCACTATTATCTAGATCTGGAAATGCACATACTGGATTAGAGAAAGAAGACTCTGAAAGACTTGAAGCAGCACTTCACTTAACACCTGGAACATTACTTCCATATAGTAAATATTGGAATACGTTCGCTGTTAAGATAACAAATAAAGAATTAGTCCTTAACACTGAAATGCCGTGGGATGAATTGCAATATTTGTTTTTAAAGAATCATAGCAAGGTTGCGAATAGCATTAGCGATTCAAATCCAGGAGCTACATGGGTTCTTATAAATAAAGAAATTGAAGCTCAAGAAGCTAACAAATCTTCTCGTAGACGAAGAGAGGCTATTAAAGAGTTTGATAAAATGTCTATCAATGACATGAGAAAATGTTTACGACTACTTGGTATTAAATCAGATGGATTATCTAATGAACTCATAGAGAATAGAACTTATGACTTCGTAGAGAAAGAACCTGATAAATTCTTTGCTAAATGGGTAGACAACAAAACAAAAGAAACAGAGTATATAATCGAGGCTGCTATATCTAAAAATATAATCAGGCGCTCTAGAAATATATACTATTACGGAACGGAAGTTATAGGAAATTCTATGGATGATACCATTGTTCATTTAAATGATAAAAAGAATCAAGACCTAAAACTTGCAATTATGAACGATTTAGAAAGTAAATAATGACATTATCACAACTGCACTTATATATAAAATTAGAGTTAGATAAGTCTAATGTATCTGGATATCCATCTTTTCTTCCTGAAGAGATAGATTACTTTATAAACACAGCTATTAAGCGTTTTTATAAAAGGAAATACTCTGGGGTTAGTGCTGTTGGAGGTTCATTTCAGCAAAATCAACTCAAGAGTGATGACTTCAGAAAGGTTGTCAAGACTGCTGAGATATTAAAAGCATCAATGACTGTATCTGGCAATCAATACATAGCAGACTATCCGTCTGACTATTGGATTGGAGTTGGAGAATCTGCTTATATAACGTCAACTGATTCAGAATGGCCTAAAACCAGTTTGAATGTAGCAATACCTAGAAAGGTTGATGTGTTTGAAAGAACCATAGAAAACTTAGATTCTACTCTAAATAATAGTTTATCCGAACACAAATTAAACCATTCATATGCTAGACCAATACGTGTCTACATGAATAGCAAGATATACTTATTTACAGATGGGAATTACTCTATAGATAAGTATGTTATAAATTACATCTCAAGCCCAGTAGAGGTTGATTGGCATTCTCAAGTCAATGACAAGAATACTTACCAGCTAATATCTGTTCCAGATCACGCATGGGATGAGATTATTTCAATGGCCACTAAGGCGGCTATAGAAAATATTGCTGATTCAAGGTATCAAACCTATTCAGCAGAGACCCAAGCAATTGGGTAAAAACTCAGTTTAGTATCGACGAGGAAATCTGAAATAAGAAAGTAGAAGAACTAAACGATTAATTAATAAACTGAGTCGACTAAATATTAATTAAATAAAAAACAAAAATTATGTTACAAAAACCAAATACAGTATTCGTTGGAAAGAAAGTTAACGCTGCTGGTTCTACATTAGTTGTTGGTGACGTTGTATTGGTAAATGCCGCTACAGGCGCTCCTGTTGCAATCGCAGATGCTGCTGACTACGAAAACATCCAATTAGGTTATGTTAAAGCTGTTGGTTCAGCCGATGTAAACGCTACAATCGTAAAAACAGGTATAATCACTAAAAAAGGATTAACAAGCAAAGTATATACTGCCAATGTTGCAAAAACAGAAGCTAGTTCAGTACTTGACTTTACCGCCGCTTCAATTACAGTTGGACATCGTTATGTTATCCGTATTGTATATACAGATCTTTACGAACATCCAGGACAATTTACTCATACTTATGAGCATATCGCAACCTCTACAAACGTAGACACTCTTGCTACTGCATTCGAGACCATTATAAATGCTCATAAAGGAGCTCGTGTTACCGCATCTTATAGCGCATCTCCAGACCAATTAACATTGACTGCAAAAGTTGTTGATGGCCCAGAAGCTGGAATCGCTACAAAAGAAGCAATTACTCCTTATTCTCAAGTTCAGATGAAAGTGTTTGTGTATTCTAGTAATCCAGCCGGTGGACTTGGATCTTCTGCATATACAGCAACTGGAGTTACAGTTGCTACTACAGCTAGCAAGCCTGGCAAAGGAAATGCTTTCGTAGTTAGAGACCGTGAACAAGCTGCTCTTGGATACAAAGGAATTACTTTCCGTACAACTTGGCCAATCATCAAACCTGAATTAACAGTAGACCTGTCTAAATCATATGACGAATTGGTTATAGAATATGCTAAGTCTTATCAATCTCCAGATAATCAATATGTTAAATCAACAGATTTAGCTGCTGAAATCTATGTACAGAACGATGCATCGTCTGGCTCAAAAGCTACAGATTTAAATGCTGCATTAGAAGTATGGTTGGATTCTGGTATTGATGCTAGAATAACCGCTTTAGAAGAAGCTTAATATTAAAGGACAGGGCTTCGGCCCTGTTTCTTTTTAAACACATTAGTTATGGTAATTTTAGAAAACACAAAATACTCATACGAGTCTGGGTTGATATATATCCAGTTAAAAGATACTAATACTGAAATATCTGAGAATTTTATAGATAGGGTTGATATGGTTAAGATTAAAAAATCTTATTCTAATTCAGAGGAGACGTATACCGTAACGCCAACAACCTATATCGACAGCACCAGTAATGACACTCTTCTTATATCAATAGATATAGAAAGCGACATTGCTAAAGACGATGTAGATTATCAAGACTTCGAAGTTAGTGGTATAATAGAGGTTGATGTTACAATAGACGGAGAAACCTACATATCATATATCTATAATGATAATGAATTTTATTCATACAAATTAGACATCTACAAATCTGAGATGAATGATTTGAATACAAAAAGAATGCTTAGATTTTTATTTCTTGAATCTGCCATGCTTAACGCAATAAGTCTTGGTTATATAGAGGATGCTACATTGTTTTATTTGGAAATGAAAAAGATATATATAACATTTAATCCTAGATAATAAGATGAAAAATTCAAAAGAAAATACAATCACGATGAGCATTGAGGCATTAGATAATATCAAATTCAATTCAAGATATAAGATTTCAGATGCATCAAACATAATACTTCTTATTGACGTATCAAAGGTACTTGACAAAACTAGAGAATATGCTGGATTATACAGCGACATAAAACTAGTAGGATTAAGTAAAAATACAAAGCACAATCTAATAAAAAATATAGACATAACGCCAATCAAATACTCAGAAGAAGCAGTATTTTACACAGATGAATACAATATCTTATTAACCAGCAATAACAACATTTTACAATTATAATATGAATTACGTAAAAATACAAGACCTACCAGAAATAACATCAACATCGAGTACGACGTATGCACCTGTTATTGATGGAGCTAGCTCAAGAACTAGCAAAATAAAATACAGCAACTTAGTTAAATCTGCCAATAATTTAACTACCACTACTGAAGGATACGTGTTAGATGGAAGACAAGGGAAGGTTCTTGACGATAAAATAACAGGCCTATCTACATCACGCGCACCTATAGCAAATCCAGCCGGAGGAGCAAATAATTATGCCCCGCTAGCTAACCCAACATTTACTGGTAGTGTAACCGTTGATGCTGGAATTGAAACAATAAAAGATTTAACAATAATATCTACAAAATCAATATCTTTAGCTGGTCTTATTGGTGGGGTTACTACTGATACTCAATTATTATCTGATGTATCAACTAAAGTTGCAACTACAGAGTTTGTAAAAAGAAATTTACTTTCACAATATGGTGAAAATATAGCTATAGGTTATAATTCTTTACTTACAAAAAATGATATAACTAATGCAATAGGTGGTAATAATTTTGGAAATATAGTATTAGGATATTTAGGTATGTCTAATAATACTACAGGTAAACAAAATATAGCATTAGGTTGGGGAGTTATGAGATATAATGAAACAGGTAATGCAAATATAGCTTTAGGTGCTGATGCTTTAGGATTTAGTTATAGAAATACTAATAGTAATGTTGCTATTGGAAATCAAGCTTTAAGACAACTATCAGTTAATAGTGAAAGTTCATTATATAATATAGCTATAGGTGAACATGCTGGAAAAATGACAAACGGGGATTCTAATGGTTTAAACCAATCTAATGATTCTATTTTTATAGGTAGAGAAACTAAATCAAAATCTGAAAATAGTATTAATGAAATAGTTATAGGTAAAACTGCTATAGGTAAAGGTAATAATACAGTTGTTTTAGGTAATGATTCGATTATTGAAACACATTTAAAAGGTAAGGTATTTGCTGATAGTTTAAATAGCAAATTAAACGCACCAACTGTATTAAATCATGTACACACACCTAATTCTACTCCATTTATAGAATGTACAATAACAAATGGAACAGGAACACTTGTCATAAGTGGAGCAGACTCTTTATTTAGAGCTATAACCGCAAATAATACAACAGATGATATTTATATTGGAAATAGAGAATTAACATATAATTCCATATCTTATGATGGGACAGATGATGTATATACATTAAATATAATAAGTACTTACAATAATACGACTAACAATTCAGATGAATCATTTGTAATACCTACAAACAGTGTAATAACACAAGGTCCGTGGAATCCTATAGAGCGGGATGCGCAAGACCCTACTGCGATAAAAGTTATAAATACTAGTAATGCAGATACGTTGAATATAGGAGATACAATTAGAGTAACACAAACATTACCTACATCTCCTTTTACTGTAACGACTGTAGATTATGCCGTAAACGGTGTTGTTGAAACAGGAGCTATTGGAAGTTTATATAATGTACATACCATAAATGTTGGTAGTGTAGTTTCTAATATATCAACTGATTACAAAGTTAATTATGATAATAATGTTACTGTAACTATTATAAGAAATACAGCTAATAATTATCCTATTATTAATATAGATGGTTACATAGAACAAAACAAAGATAATTCTGTTTATTTTAATTCAAGTTTAAAACCTAATATTAATAATTTTTATTCTTTAGGTAGTAGCTTCAATGCTTGGAAAGACGTTTGGGCTATAGATAGTTCTATAAATGCTTCAGATAGTAGAAAGAAAACCATAATATCTGCATTAACACAAGATGAACTTAATGCCGCTAAGCAATTGTCTAAAGAAATGGGAACATATAAATGGTTATCAGCAATTGCCGAAAAAGGTGATAAAGCTCGTAAACATATAGGTATGACTGTTCAACGAGCAATTGAAATTATGACAGCTAATAATCTTGATCCTTTTGATTATGGTTTTATATGTTATGATGAATGGCAAGATGAATTTAAAACTGTAATTGATGTTCAAGCAGAAGAATATCAAGCTGCTTATTCTGAAGAAATTGGAACAGATGACGAAGGCAATCCCATTGTAATTAATCATCCTGAAGTTCCAGCAGTAGAAGAAGTATCCCATCAAGAACAAATTACAGTTGCAGGTAATAGTTATTCATTTAGATATACTGAACTTTTAGCTTTTATTGCAGCTGGTATTGAAGCACGTCTAACAGCATTAGAATTTAATATAAAATAATATATATAATAATGCATATGAACAAGGTAGATATAAATGAAATTAGTATCCCACAAATGCTATCTAGTCAAAACGGAAAAACTAGTGCTACTGCTGTTGCAGGACTATGGCTAGTTCTAGTAGGTTCAATATGCTTCTGCTTTGGAGTGCTTGGATATTTAAAATACGGAAACTCTGGAGACGCAATGCTACAAAGCCTAGGGCTGGCTACACTCGGTACATCATTATTAGTCACAAAAAGATTAAAGCCAACAAAAGATACTACAAATACTAACATACAATGAACACCATATTAGAATTGATGGAGACTAAAGATTTAATAACACTAGGAGTGTTACTCGTTACATGGCTTGGAGGACTTGCCACTATATATACTAACTTCAACGTAAGAATCGCTGAGATAATAAAAGACGTTCTTGCAATTAGACGCGATATGGAAGATCATAAGATGGTTAATAAGCTAGAGATAAAGGAGATAAAGGATATGATGCAATCAGACAAGATGGATAATAGAGAAGACCACTTAAGGATACTTGAAACGCTAAACAAGTTATCTTCTTCTATAGCCGACCTTAGGGTTGATTTAGCAAAAAATACAAAAACAAAAAAATAATAGTATGAAAGGCAAATATGTAGCCATACTAACAGGCGCATTGCTATTGATTAGTAGTGCGCTTTTTGTGTATAATGGCATAATACAGAAGAAGTACGAAGAGGAAAAGATTAATAAAGAGAGGTATAAAAGCAATGCCGTTGCATTCCAGAATGTAGCCAATGGATACTTTGAAGAGAACAGGGTCCTACGCTTGAATAGAGACGATTTAAGACAGTCTAATAATGAGATGATAAATACTATAGATTCTCTGAAAAAGTCCCGCAAAACGCCTCCAAACAAGCCTGGTGACGTCTCTACTGGGGTGACTACAGTTATACATGACACCGTTGAGGTTTTGATACCGGTTCCAGTGGAAATTAAGGTAGACACTACCCTTGTTTACAACGAATTGACTAGTGTTAGGATAAAAATTGAAAAAAGTTTACTTTCTGGTGAATTATCTGTCAACAATACTCAGGTTTTAAACGTTTACACTTCCAGGGAGTATGTGAATGTGTATGACAACTGGTGCAAAAGGCTATTAAGACTAGACTACAAGAAGCATGATGTTGAAAGATACACTATAGATAATACCAACAAATTAATTAAAGTTACAGACGCAATAGTAATAAAACATGAGTAATAGAAAAGAACTAGTAGTAATATTGGATCCTGCTCACGGAGAAGAAACTCCTGGCAAGCGTAGTCCAGATGGAAGATTTAGAGAGTATAAGTGGTCTAGAGAGATGATTATATTGATTGGAGATATATTGGATGATAATGGATTTAGAGTTATGTCTTCTAATGCTTCAAACAAAGAGATAGGATTATCTAATAGAGCAGAGATGGCAAACAATATAGCAGGAACTAGGAAGGTATTAATATCTTTGCATTCAAATGCTGCCGGAAGTGGTGCTGAATGGATGAATGCTAGGGGATTTAGCGTATACACTACAAAGGGAGATACTAAATCAGACGATGTAGCAGAAGAATTAATGGTTAATTTTAAAGCAGATTTTCCTGAATTAAAAGCAAGAACTGATATGTCAGATAAAGACATGGATATAGAAGAGAACTTTACTGTAATAGTAAAAGCTAAATGTCCGGCAGTTCTTATTGAATGGTTATTCCAAGACAACAAAGAAGACGTATCAATACTTCTAAATGAAGAATACAATAACAGACTAGCTAATTCTATTGCAAAGTCTATAATTAATTTATATAATAAAAATATAATATAATGCAAATAAATTTTTATAAATCAAGTACGACCGGTCTGTTTATTCTTGATGATAAAATAGTTCCAGCTGGTTCATTCTCTATGAACATACAAGGAGGTGGTTCTATACAATTTTACAGACCAGATGGCTCTACGGTATTTGAACAAAGTATACTAATAGAAGATGTATTAGATGAGTCAGGGGATTCGTATGCAAGCATAAGCGCTTTAATAACAGCTGTAGCAGATTTTTTCGTTAAGGCCTCAGGCGGTGGAGGCTCAACAATAGAACTCTCTACATCGCTGACAGAGACAGTTCCAGGCAAGGCGCTAGACGCAACTGTAGGAAAAACACTTAACGATATACTGATTACTGCTCTTAAGGACGGATCATCTGCTGTTTATGTAAAAGGCGAAGGCTCCAATATCCAAAATGCAGCAGAATTACAAGCTGTTTATAATGCAGCTAAGACAATGTCTCCAGCATTAGGAAATAAGATTACTGTAATAATAGCTCCTGGTAAGTATGAATTTGGTGCGACTGCATTTGTTCATGATGCACCTTATATTGATTTAGTATCACTTACAGGTGAAGCTGATGTGTTTATAGGTAGTACAGAAGAAAATACAGAGTATGATTATATTTATGGAATAAAAGTAACTGCTGATAATACGCTTTTAAAGGGTGTTAATTGTGGTAGTAACACTTTTTATATAGCCGATAGTCTTGATTACTTGACTTGTACTAATTGCATAGGCGGTTATCTTTCATTTGGGAGTGAAGGTACTGTTTCAGGTACATTCAATAATTGTATAGGTGGTTTATGTACATTTGGTAGTTATGGTACAGCATCAGGTACTTTTAATAATTGCACAGGTGGTGATTATTCATTTGGTAGTAGTGGTACTGCATCAGGTATTTTTATAAATTGTAAAGGTGGTGATTATTCATTTGGTTGTGGTAATACTGCATCAGGTACTTTTAAAGATTGCACAGGTTATTATGGTTCATTTGGTGGTGATGCTGGTTATGCATCAGGTACTTTTAATAATTGCACAGGTGGTGATTATTCATTTGGTAGTGGTGGTACTGCTGATGGTACATTTAATAATTGTACAGGTGGTGATACCTCATTTGGTAGTAATGGTACTGCATCAGGAGTATTTAGTAGTTGTATAGGAGGTGATGATTCATTTGGTGCTTATGGAGCCTGCTCGGGTATTCTTGCTAATTGTATAGGTGGTAGCGGTGCATTCGGGTCTTTCGGCAATGCGCTCGGCACTTTTAATAATTGTATTGGTGGTACTCAATCATTTGGAAGTTCAGGAGAAATTACAGCAACAGCACGACTTTACTATTGTAAATCAGGTAGTACATTTCCAACTCCAACAGCAGGTGGTAGGATTATATACTGTATAGACGGAACAAATGCAGCAGTAAATATTTAATAACATATAAAATAAAACAGTATGAAAAACTTACAATCAACAACGGAAAATAATTGGGTAGAAATTAAACAAGTAACACTAACCCAAGAAGAAAAGGAATTGCTAAGAAGTACTTCTGAAACAGATAAAGTAGTTAAAAAAACTTTGATGGATAGAATTAAAGCAGAAAGAGAATTAGTAGCTGATGAAGCTGATGTGGTTCTTGCTCAAGCTGCTTATGATTCAATTAAGCCTGTATTAAAAGAAGGCGATACTTATCAATTAATTGCTGTTAATTTTACTATTGATAATGGTGTCAGAGGTATCCTTAATTGCAGGGTCAATGATGGACACATTCAAAAAAGATTATAATAAATAGTTATGGCAGGAAATCACGGGTTTGGAACTCTAAACCCAACAGAAAAAATAGACGTTGTCGGCAGAATAAAATCATCTATAAGTGTATTTGCCGGTAATGATACTGACAGGGCTCAGATCGACACTGATGGAGTGCATTTATATGGTAACGCTACACAATGGGATGATGATAATCTCGATCCAACTACACTTACTGGAGGCGGCTCTGCTCCCTCTAGAATACTATTTGCAAATACAACAATTGGTATAGCTGCATTCTCTCCATCGCAAACAGATGAAGTCGAGGCATGTAGAGAGATACCACATCAAGCTAAAATAAACTCAGGAACTGGCACAGCTGTAAAGATATCATTTCACTGTCATACATACGCGACTACCACATCTGTAGGCGATGTTAGACTTGGCCTTGAATACTTCTTCACTAAAGAAGGTCAAGCAGTCACGACATCTAGTATAACATATAAAACATATACTACAAATGGTACTGCGTGGTCAAAACAATCTGTAGCATTTAATGATATAGTAGCTCCAAATGAATTAGGATCTCAATTTCACTTTAGATTCTTTAGGCTTGGTGCAGATCCTCTTGATACATATGGATCTAATGTAGCAATAAGCACTATAGGTTACCACTACGAAATAGATAGCCTTGGAAGTGACTTAATAACAACTAAGCAGGCAGCATAGTATGAGTAAGTTAAAGCAGTATATTGTTGATATAATAAATAAAGTTAGGCAACTTAAACACAAACTATCACATGACAATCTATTTGATATCGTAGCAGGAACAGCTCTTGCGTTTGTTGGATTGAGAATATACCTAGATCATGCAGAGATAGATAAGTTGATAATAATAGCTTTACCTGGCCTTTTCAGCTGGCTCAACGAGCTGCTTAATGTTTGGCAAGGATCTAGGTTTGGCTGGATAGATTTAGGCTTTAGGATGTTTGCAGGTATTACTTTGTATTTTATCATTTAAAGCTCATATAAGCCACGATATATTCAATTGATACATTTATACTATATTACATAGAAAGTGGCTTAAATTGCTTTAAAATAGCATCTACGCTCATTCTACGCTACTAAATACATTAGTTACAATATGAAAAGGACAACTAAGAAATCTGGGTGCAAGTCGCCTAAAAAATGATAATACATCATGAAATATAATACTATTAACACAATAATAGACGATATATTACTTGAAATAAATCGAGGGAATATATCTGAGAGTGAGCAGCTATCTAGGAATCAAATAGAACAGTGGATTATCCAATATAGAGCCGTTCTGCTTAAGCAAGATATAGATAAGAATAGGGATATAAACAACCAATATATCCAATATCTAAACAGCGTTGAGCTGTCTCAACATAGAATAGGGGTAGGTAGAAATAACGTCTTAAAAAGCACTACTACTATACCAGAAACTATAGACTTCCACTTTAGAAGCGGCATAGTTGATGTAAGAGATTCTTTTGGCAATGAGATACAATTCTCAACAGAACGAAGAGCTATGATACAGCAAGACAGACGATATACATCATCAGAATATATATCATATATTAAAGGTAAATATATTTATGTATCTGGTCCTGGATTAATTGAAAGTGTAAATGTAGCATTAATAGCTGTTAATCCATTTGATATATCTGGATTTAGTGCAGATGACGTATATCCGATGCCTGCAAATATGATACCTCCAATGAAGGATATGATAATCCAAAAAGAGATTAGGCATATGCTAGTTGCTGATGATACAAATAATGCTAAGGATGACACAAATATACAAGCCAACAAATAAAATACTTACTGAGACTGACATGTATGTAGAGTTCAAAGAGTATATTGGAGCAGGCAAAAGATATAAAGTAACACTGAAGATTTTTAGAGATATACTTAAGGATTATATGAAACATATATCTAGTACTATAATCGACAGGGGCGCAATCTTCACTCCACTATACTCTGTTGGGTCTATATTTGTTGGGAAAAGAAAGATAACTAGACATGTCAGAGAAAGGCTTAGAGTAGACTTTAAGGCTACAAAGGATTTAGGCAAGACTGTACTTCATTTAAACGAGCACTCAAATGGGTTTAATTATATGTTTAGATGGAGAAAGAAAGACTCTAGAGCTGCATATGTCAATATGTATGAACTAATAATGTCTAGACAAAATAAAAGAGAACTGGCGAAATCAATAAAAGAAAATAGAACAGATTATTTAGAATACTAATATGATTTATAATACAATTAGCGTTATGCAAGTTATATCAAAAGTACTTGCTGACCTAGACATAAAAGAAGATCCACAGCGCATAGCAGATATGATTGAATGGGCTAGCGAGGCTGTCGAAAAGATAGGCTCAGTTAAGCAGCTAGAGAGAGCAGTGTCTGGTGTAGATGGAGAAGAATACCTAGAGATAAAGAATAGCCAAGCGAAATTACCGTTTGGCCTTTTCCGTTTAAATCAAGTAGGTTACAGCACATCAACTAATGGCCCATGGTTTCCAATGAAGGTATCACAATCATCATTCAATAAATGGTCTGAATCAGGAACAAGCCCATACGACGTATCGGACATGGTAGTAAAAGATGCAGACATGATAGAGATGGTTAAAATACTGTATCAAAAATACGAAGAGAATCCTGTATATGCATGGTTTTCTAAAGTAGACTATGAGAAGGCTCTCGAGATACTTAATACAAACCAGAATGTAAGAACCCTCTTGTCAAATATGATCAAGAGAAATACAGGAAACAATACTAAGGTAGATAATTCCAATTTAGTATATTCAATTAAACCTGGATACATAAACACCAATGTTTCGTCTGGATACTTAAAATTAAGCTACGACAGGCAAATAACAGACGAGAATGGATTTCTAATGATACCAGATAAGCTTTCTTATATAGAGGCAGTATATTGGTATATAGTAATGAAGTTGTCGTACCCGGAATGGAGAAGCGGAAAGATTAGGACTGATATATATATTGACGCCAAGACATCTTGGGCGTTCTATTGCAAACAGGCTTATGCTGAATCAATGATGCCAAACCAGGATGAAATGGAAACCATAAAGAATGTGTGGAACAGATTACTTCCAGATATGACTGCAGACAATGATTTCTATAGCAATATATCTAGCAGAGAAGTAGTATACAATAAAAATAGATAATTATGCAAAGCAAAATAGGATCCGAACAAATAAATACGTTCACTGGAGGTATGAATCCAGATGTTGATGTCTCATCATCTAAGGCTAATTCATATATACATGCAGAAAATATTCGCATATCTCCTGATTCGTCTAGTTCTTTTGGAGCAATGTCTCCTCTAGAAGATGAGATCGTTAGCTTAAATGATGCGTTTGATGAGTCTACTATAGTGCATTCTGACTCTGTTAGGGATATAGCAGTAGTGTTTACAACAGACTCTTCATACACATATATCTATAGGATTTCTAAATCTGGAGAATCGCTCGTATCTAAGAAAATATTAAAGGTGGACTATGTTGTACAACCAAAAGTGTCTACTGTATTGAGATATGAGGACGACGACAACATTAGATTATATTGGACTGACGGAGTTGGTCAAATAAAATCCTATAATGTAGCTCCATCAAATGATAAGCCAACAATAACTATTACTCCTGAATCATCTATAAATATTATACCAGCATCAAATTTATCTGCTCCTATAATATCTGAGATAACAAGTGGCAAGTTAAATAGAGGTAGAATTCAATATGTATATAGAGGAACTAATGAATCAGGGTCATCTTCAGTTATGTCATCTGCAAGTAAGATTGTAGATTTAAAAGAAGAAGGAACTAATGAGATATTATTAGTTGACGATGGACAGCCAAATTCTGGGCTAGGAGTTAAATTAAAGATAGATAAAACAGAGTTAACTGGATTTAACAGAATCAAATTGTATTCTATTTATTATGATAATTACTCGTCCACTCCAAAGATATCACTAATACTAGATACAAAGGTATTGGATATCACAGGAACGCAATTGATATTTAATGACTATGGGACTTCTTATTTACAGGAGTTAACAATAGAAGAATTCGCACAAATAGGAATTTCATTTTTCTCGGCAAAATATATAGACTCAAAAGATAATATATTATTTGCTGCTAATATATCTGATATAGAGTTTGATGTAGACTATGATACTAGGGCATACCAATTTAGCAATACAGAATATGAAGATGCAATCATAGTAGAGGCTGGATATGTAAGACAATTTAGTACAACTAGTGGTTACTTGTATAATGCTATAAATATAATTCCAGAAGCAGGGATGGTATTGTCTGATTTGGTAAAAGAATGGGATATACTTACTTTAATTGATGGAAATGATTCATTTATAATAGTTGATAGTGTAGATGATTTAAATTCAAGAATAGTATTTAAGAGCGCTATATACCCTAATTATTCGTCAGGCGACGATATAGAAATATCAGAAGGAGTATATGCAAAATATAGAGAAGCGACTGTATATAATTCTAATGATGCCCCGACTATAATATTTTCTACAGACAGTATGGCCTTGGCTGATAATCACGATTGTATTCATAGAGAGATTTATGAAACTGAAAAATGGTCAGACTTAGAATATATATATAACAAGAATGGATTTCTAGGTGGAAGCGGACCAAACGTAAGTTATAAATATGTAAATACATATCTAATTGGAGCAGCAGAAGGATTAAGAACATCTACATATGAAGCATCTCCTTCAAATAAATTCATAGACGATAGGATAGTTAGATTAGGCGGAAATCAAAGCACTGTAGATAGCCTTCTGATAAACAAATCTGATGGAGCTCTTGAGTATCAGGATATATCTGAATTTGGAATTGAGGCTCATTCTGGTAAATTAGATTACTCAAACAGGCTGATATCTGGAGCGCTTCAAAGCTACAAGAGAGATGAGATATACAGGTTTGGGGCTGTATTTTATTCAAAAGACGGAAGAAAGACAGATGTTAAATGGATAGCTGATATACGATTTCCAGCAGGATATTTTGAAGACACTGTTAATAGATGGACTTCTTCTATGTTTGAAATGCCGGAAGACTTCTTAGCGAACTATGATGTAAATTCTACGATAAAAAATAGACTAGACAAGCAGGAATTATTAGTGAAGCCGCTTGGAATTGAATTTGAATTTTCCAATCTAGATAGTATACCTGAAGTAGCAAAAATAGAGATAGTTAGGTGTAAGAGAGATGTTAACAATAGGACTATATACACGCAAGGAGTCTTGCAGAAAATAGGAACATTTACAAATCCTACAAAAGGCGACGAATTATACAATGACATAAAATACTATGACAGAAATAATTTAAACACATTAAGGCCACACTCAATCATATCTATGGGAGAGAATTATGGAATGGCACCACTGGTCGCAGATACATACACCTCTTCTGGGTTCTCAGGAGCACAAACTCTTGGTTTCAATGAATTCTACAATACAAACCCTCTTAAGATTGGTAGATTACTAGCAGGCGATTCAGCATCTATAACCATGTCTCCATATTACTCCTCAAGAACAAATAAGATGCTTATCTCTCCGGAGGTTTCGTATTACGGCGAAGATTTCGCAATACAATTAGCTAGGATTCCGTCGAAGTATTTATCAATGGAAAGAGTTGTTAGTCCAAAAATAACGCCAGCTACAAGTAATACATCTTTAAGCGGAGGAGAGTCCGTGTCATATATTGGGTCTCCCCTGCATAGTAATCTTAGGTTTGAATACGAATCTGTCTTATGGCCATCAGCAATGTATGCTGGAGCTGATTTAACAGAAGATTTAATGGCTACTGGATATAAAGATACGATGTTCTTTATTTTAGGCCTAGCAGGAATGGACGTATTGAATTCAATGACATCTGAAACGCTAGGAACAAATATAACTGAAAATGACTATAATGAGAAGTCTTATGATTTAACTCTTTCTTCGCCATTTTTAGAAGACTATTCTCCTAAGGTACTAATATCAGGAACCGGTCTTTTGTCTAGGGTTAATTTTGGAGATATGCCTCAGCTATGGACAAATCAATATACTTATAAAAGCGGATTTCCTGGATGTGATATTTTAAATATAGGCGGAACTAGCACTAGCAAGCCAATATACGCAGAGACTGCAGATGATTTATTTAATTCAGGATACCCATCACTAACATTTAAGTTTTATTCATCTTTAAATACAAGAGACGCCAATCTTGCTGCAAATGATAGCTATATATCTGAGCTTAAAACAATAGTAAGGAGCAGTAATGATATAGAAAGTTACAATATAATGCGCAATCAGAGCGCTAGTTCTATGCCTGTGTTTAATATATTAGAATCTAGTTATGCGGCGCAGACGTCAGAAGCTGTAGCTCACCAGGATTATACTAATTCTACGTCAGTGGGGGGAGTATTATTTTATAATTTTTCAAAATCATTATCCAGTCAAATACCTTACGTTGTAAATGAGAAGTCAGACATAATAAGGGCTGAACTATTCTGGGATGACGACAAAAATAATAGGGCTAGCGCAACAAACATAGCTTCTCTAATAAATAGATCTAAAATATCTGGATTGCATGGAGCTGGACTTCTAATCAATACAGAAAGTGAGATTCCCTCTATATTTGGTATTGATGAGCACATGCGAAAATATAATGCAGGAACTTTAAATAGTAGATTTAGTGCATTAGAATCAAAGATAAGAGCTGGATTAACTACATATATTGTAGATATAAAGGCAAATAACATAGGAATCTATGGTGGTCCATCATACCAGGACAGGCAGTTCTCAGAGTACATATCTACTGGATACTATTTCTCTAACGATTCGGATGTTAAAAGCAAGGCTGTATTTGGCGGAGATACGTTTATATCAATGTTTGAATATACGATAACATCTGCAAACGATCAAACTAAAGTAGGCTCAGAAGCAATGATGAGTAAGAATAACTGGTGGAATGACGTAGTTTTATCTCAAAGTACTAGAACCGCTGCCATCATACCATTGGAAACAGGTATAAATGTATTTAACGATGACGGTGTGTCTTTCACGGACTCAAACAATACCGTTATACAGGTGTTATCAGGAGTATATTCTCCAGGAGCTAGCCATGGCGTAAAATATAGCAAGGCTCAGCAAAAAGACCAATACAATTATGATTCAGTATTTTCATCAGAAACTACTGCAATTGGATTTACATCTGATATACTAAATGAAGAGCAATACAATAAGTACGACTGCAGGATAGTAAATTCTGAAAAGAAGTCCAACGACGAACTAGATGATTCGTGGGCTATATTTAAGCCAGCAAATTATATAGATGTCGATACTAAATTTGGAGAAATAACTAGAATAGTAAGTCATTTTAATAAATTGTACTATTTCCAAGAAGATGGTATTGGCGTTGTCTCTGTAAATGAAAGATCTCTTATAACATCAGACGATGGGGCTGATTTAGCGCTTGGAACAGGAGGCATATTAACTAGATACGACTACATATCTACTAGCGCTGGACTGTCTAAATTAAGCATAAAAGGGCTACTTCCAACTGAAAGTGGGATATATTGGGTCGACAAAGATAGGAATGCTATATTCAGAGTTGCTGGAGACGGTATAGACCAAGTATCTAGAACTAAGGGAGTTCAGGCGGATATAAATAAAAGCACTGATACATTTGGAACCAGGTCTCTTATTTGGAAGAATAAAAAACATGCCGAGGTTGTATTTTCTAATTTATATATTCCTAATAGAGAGTCTTTTGGATTGATGTCAAACACAGGAGATGTCTTAGAGACAGACGATGAAAAAATAATTACTACATAATGAATAGCATAATATTTTCAGAACAAATAGATGCATTTTCTACATATGCCGACTCTAATCCAATTGAAGTATTCCACTTAGATGGAGATACGTATGGGATATATGAAACAGGCGAGATAAAGAACATTAACGGCGGATATAACGTTGGAGATAATATACAATTTGTATCATTCTCTGTAAACACTAATCCGTCGGAAACAAAGGCTTTTGATAACGTAGAATTGCATTTTACAAATAACAATAGTAATCCACCGTCATATGCATGGTTTACTAATACAAAGCAAAGTAGCTTGCAATCAACGAGCTCTGATTTCGACAACAGAGAAGGAACACATAAATTATCAATCCCAAGAGCTTCATCAGACTTATTTGCTGACAGGATGAGGGACAAATTTATAATATGCAATTACGAGTTTATAAGAACTACGCATGATTCAAAATATTTCTCTTTGCCATATATAAAAACAAAATTTAGATATTCATCAATATAATGAAGAAAACTAATAAGAAATTAAAAAAATATAAAGATGGTACTCCATGGTATATGGATGGCGCTATAACAAAAGAAGGCAGTAGGGCTGCTAGTACTATAGGCGGAGTAGGCAATGTGGTATCAGGCGCTAGTACACTTGCGTCCTATTTCAATTCTGGCGACGAGGGGGATTTGTCAAACTACGTCACATCAACACTTGGGATGGCTGGGCAAGGAGCTGCAGCTGGAGCTGCATTAGGGCCATGGGGAGCTATAGCTGGAGGTGTTATAGGAGGAGCAGCTGGACTAGTTATGCAGAAGAAAAAAGAAGCTGAATACAACAATAAAGTAATCCAGAAATCTATAAACAGCAATTTAGACTCAATAAGCATGGCGTCAAATAATATCAAGTCCCGCAATTCTATTTATTCTCCAAGGAATTATTCAGTTCCTGGATATAAAGATGGGGTTGCATCGGCAATCAATCCAAATGCACTAGTATCTAATGGAGAAGGGTTTAGGGACCCTATAACAGGCAGAGTTGGAACATTCCCAGGCGAGCCAAATAACAATGATAGTCTTGCTGTACAATTACAAGAAGGAACATCTATATACTCAAATGCATACAAGCTTCCTTATGGTAAGAAACTAACACCGGCAAAGGCAATAGCTAAAATGGAAGCAGTACAGAAAATTGACGACAAGATGGCTAAGTTTGGTGGACAAATAAATGATAACACTAAGAAGCTTAACGATATAAATAGAAAGAAGCAAACTGAATTGCTTAATATGAATACACAAATAGAGAATATGGGAAAATCAAAACCTAAATTTATGCCTAAGTTTGCAGGAGGGACGCATTATTACACAGAACCATTGTCTACGTACAGTAAACTTCCATTTGATAAAGCTACAGCAGAGAGGATGGCAAAACAAGGCATGTACTATTCTGGTGCAGACGAGAGCGGAAGACATAATTGGCATGCTCAGTTTAAACCTGAGATATCAGATAAATTTAATGAGGCGCAAAGAGCCGGTAAAATATATGCTGCTTTAACTGCTGATGAAAATGGATTAATGAGAATAGGTGGTGTTAGCAAGCTAGACCCAGTTGCAACTACAAATCTAGGAGCAGATAAAGAGCAGCTGCCTATATCTACCCAAGTAGCATCAGCGCAACAAGCTAATCCATCGTACAATGGTATAGTGCCAGGAGTACTAGAGTCTGATTGGAATACAATGATGAATAGAGGAATTAAAGCTGGACAGCCTGGATATAACCCTGATTGGGTATTTAAAGGACAGGCGGTTCCGTTGTCAGAAGTACGAAGATCTGCAGCAGCAGGGGAACAAAATAGATATACTTTAGATAATACAGGTACAGCATGGATTCCAATGACTAATACGTCCACTAAGCCTATTTTAAAGCCCTCTACGGCAGTTTCTCCTCAAAAAGGTTCTACCCTACAGCAAGCACCAGCCGCTCAGGAAACGGCCTTAAAACAAGCCGAAACGCCAGCAGTAGCTACTCCAGCAATTGCGCCTAAAGTAGCAGCAGTTGAACCTCAGAAAGCAGCGACTGTTGAAGAGCCTAAAAAAGAGTTTACTGCAGAGAATGGATTGACAACAGAAGTGTTCAATAAAGGATTTGGAGACTATGCGTCCGAGCTTGGATACAACTTAGCATCATTAGCGCCTGTAGCAGCCAATTGGTTTGGAGCTAAACCTGAATATGAGACTCCAAGATACGAAACTGCAATCAATCCAACATTGAGGGTTAATATGTCTAAGCAAGTGGAAGATGCTAGAAAGAAAAGTCAGATAGCTAGATATAACCAACGTGTTATGAATTCTGGAACTGGAGCGGGCACTACATTTGGAGCTTCTACGTATGCAGCAGGGCTAAACAATTTAAATGCCATATCTGCTAATGCTGATAATATCAATAATGAATATAGAGCTAAATCTGCGGCAATATCAAATGAGATAGCGTCTAGAAATGCTAATGTATTTAGAGAAAATCAGAAAAGTAGAATGCAGACTGATGCAAATGTTAGAGCACATAAGAAAGCAGCATTAGCTCAATTCTCTGATTATGCTCAAAATAAGCAATTGATGAAGAATCAGAAAGAAAGAGATATATTAAACTCAGAAGTGTTTGCGTCATTCGCTAATTTACCGGAAGCAGAAAGACAGAAGTTCTTTGGAATGATGACGTCTAAGAGGCCTGTATTTAAAAAGAAAACTACAACTAAAACAGCAACAACATAATGGTTAATTTATACGATAATCCAGCACAAGCAAAATTTATAAATACATATGTTCCAATTCAATTTGAGCATCTATATAAATTAGCAGACAAAAGAGAAGCTGATATGGAAAAAGCATATGCAGCTATTGAGAAAGCAAGCTCTGTTGAGGCATTAGGCTCACTATCAGACGTAGACAATAAGTTATATGAACAAGAGTATATCACTCCAATAAAAAACTTTATAGCTAATAATGTAAAAGATATGAGTTCGCTTGCAAATCCAAAAGTAAGGGCTCAGCTTAGTCAGTTAGTTCATAATGCAACAGCATCATCTGGGGCTAAAAATGCAATGGCCTCAAAAGCTATGTATGGTGAATATTTAAAGAATCTAGACCCTAGATGGGGTCAGGCTGGGATAGAACAGATAAAGACTCATAATACATTCCAAAATGGTATATTCACTGGAAAGCCGTTGGAGTACTTTGATGTAGATGCAGTGGGCCAAAAGGTAATAAAAGGGATGGGTAGTAAATTAATTAAATCTGCAACACCTGGAGATTGGAATGATTATTATGGACAGAGTCCAGAAGACATACGGTCTTATGTAAATGAAAGAGGATTGGAATTTGCGAATGATCCATCTGCTATGTTGTACGCAAAGCAGGCACTGTCATCTGGCAGGGCATCTAAGGAGTATTATGAGCTAGACGAGAAAGGAAATCCAACAGGCATAAAGCCAGGCGCTGAAATTCAATTCATACAAGACGCCGTTTATGGTGCTGCATCAAAAGCAGCTACATTAGAAGGAAAGCCAAATAGAAGAATGGAGGCTATGTATGACAGGTCTACTCAATTCGCATTACTTGGCGCAAGACAAGCTCATGAAGAAAAAATGAAGGACAAAGAGGATGCCCCAGAGCAAAAAATAAGCGTATTGGCCTCTATAAAAGGAATGGCAACTGACAACTTTGGTCAATCATTGGTACAGACAGCTGGCTCTAGAGTAGAAGAATTGCTTAAGGCTGGAGCTTCTAGAGCGGAATTAGTCGGACAGGTTGGCTCAGAGATAGTTCTTGCTGCTGAAAAGAATATAGAAAAACAACAATTAGAAGGGCAAATAAAGGAGCAGGAATCAAACCTAAATTATCTACAAGCATCTGGGGATAAAAGTGCTGAGACGACAAGTAAGATAGCTGAGCTATCTAAATCAGTATCTGCTGCTAAAGCTAAATTCGCTGAAGTTGACAAACAATACGCATATGCAATAAGGTCTGCCGCACCAGTTATAATGAATAATGTAAGAGGGTTGAATAATTCAGTAGAAAAAGCTGGAACACAAAGTTCTAGAATGATAACAATTAATGGAAAGAAACATCCATTCTTATCGACTGCAGATGTAGAGGACGCATCAACTGGATATGTAGATCCATTAGTTATGAACGAATATGCTGGCATTTCACTTGGCGGAAAAACAAAAGCTACAGTTAAATCTACTGGGTCTCAAAGAGATATGATATCTGTATCATCAGCAAATCAATTAAATGTTGTAAATCCAGTATCAAATTCTAAAACTAAATTTACAGAGACTGCTGTAATTAATAGAGCTACAGACGCAATAAACAATGCGTTAGCTAGCGGTAAATTAAATGGCAAAGTATTAGCTGAGGCTTCTGGGAAGATTAGAGTTACTGGGGCAGATGTAGATGCTCAATACTTAATGTATATACCAAAAGAGGAATTAGAAGCAGCTTTAAGTTCAGTGCCAGGCTTTTCATCAGGAACTACAATATTAGCACTTAAGAATGCAGGGTATATATCAGAGGAGACTATATCTACAGAAAAAGGATTATATGGTGTAGTTGGAGATAGAAAGATGTATGTAGTACATGCAAACTCCAAAATACAAGATAATGCCATAACTGACAGGCTGACCAGTTCGGCAACGAAAATAAACAAATAACAACAATTGCAAAATAATGACAAGAGAAGACATTAAAAGGGCTTTGCAGGGTGAAGATACGAGATTTGGCGAATATGTTAGGTCTCGTAGCTCTGTTTATGGCCAAGGAAGAAGCGAACTTGACGAACTAAAACGCAGAAATGAATACGAAGAGGCTAAGCGCAAGCGCCCCTCTAAAGATGAACCTAAGCGCAAAGCGGCTCGCGATGAGTCAAAAGACGCAGAAGATGGGCAGAAAAAACTGCCACTTGAAAATGAAACTAAAAAAGGAAATGATTATAACTTCTTTGCCGATTCATATAGAACGTTTGTAGGCGGAAAAAACCAGACAGAAATAGACAATGCTCTAGGAGAGTTAAAATACAACCTTCCTGTGTTTAAGTATTCATCAGATATGCTCTCATCAAAGGAGGTTCAATCTGATGAGGATTTATATAAGGCAGCTAGGTTTGCAAGGGAAATGCAGTCGAATGCCAAAGCACAGGCTTTATTTCAAAAAAATGAAGAACTGTCTGCAGAACAAGCCAGGCTTAAATCTCTATATGAAAGTGGAGATAAAAGCGTTTCTGCTGCATTCATAAATAACGAGCCATGGAACCCAGAATCAAAAGGCAAAACAATATATAGTTTAACTGGGGCTGTGCAGCAAGGAGAAGGGCCTAGTTTTCTTGAGAAAGCAGATATGATGATGGGCGCGTCTCATGGATATGCTGAGTGGGAGCAAATGAAAGGAATGGTGAGTGGGTTATTTAGAACCGTTGGCACGTCATTGGTAGCAGCCGCTGTTGCTCCTGTTATATCTGTAATGGGCAAAGTATCTCTAGGAAATGCAGTTGGCAATATACTTGGAGGGCTTACACTTAAAACTGCAGCAGATGTCGCAATTGATAAGCCGGTAGATCTAATATCAAATCTATCTGATGCAACTAGATTCTCAATGGGATATGTTCCAGCTGTAGCAGGTGGCCTAATCGGAGCTGGTGTTAATAAGTTTATGCCGTCTGGTGATGTAAGACAAGGTTATATTGATATAGACGACTCATTGGTTCCAGAAGATACTAAATATGCCTATTCAAAATACAAGGACTTAATAAAAAACTGGTCAAAGGTTGGTGGAGATTTTGATGGTACAATTCCATCCATAGATGACGTGCTTGACGGAAAGGAGTCTCTACACTCATATACTGGAGAAAAGGTTGGTAAATTTGACTCGGTATTAGCTAAAAAAACAAAAGATGCACAAGAAAGCATAAAGACTGACTTGAATGATCTTAGGATGTGGGGAGCTCCATCTGAATATGCTACAAAGAAAGTAGAAGAAAATGACTGGTATTGGGGCAAGATGCTTAATACAAGTGGGATGTCTATGTCTGAGTTTGAAGGGCAGGTCGGCTTAATAGCATTAAATTCTGCTATATCTTTGGCTACAAAAAAGCCAACAATTGGAACTAAATTATTGTCTTCTCTAGCTCTTACTGGAGCTAACGCTGCTTTTGCTGTAAGAAGTAGAGATAGTGAATTCTTTTCTCAGTTTAGTCAAGCCTTTAACGAGAAGCAAGATGCTATACTTGGAGAGAATGCTATATCTAAGATGTCATACGAAGAACTTCTATCTCATATATCTGAGCCAAAGGAAACTATGGACAAAGTAATGTCGCAATTTGGGAAGTATGATAAATCTCAAGAGAGACATAAAAGAGAGACGCTAGAGATGCTTATTAGAACTGGAATTGTTAAATCAGATATACCTGGAATAAATGAAGCAGCAGTAGCCGCTAGCGATGGCTCGGATGAGCTTGCTAGACAATATAGGTCTATGATATACTCAGATATGGGTCAAAATGGATTAATGCTAGCTAGTTTAATGCCTATAAAAGGTGGTATTCCAAAGGCCATGCAAGGACTGGCAAAATCTACTTCTGATTATTATAAGAATCTATCATTATCGTCTTTTATTAGAAACAATAGAGCAGGAAGAGTTCTTGGAAAAACAGCTCAATTAGCATCAGAAGTTGGATGGGAGGCGTTTGTAGACGAACCTCTATTTGAAGAAATCCCACAAACAATGATGGATATGAAATTCAAAGAAGGCTCATTAAAAGAAAATGCAGGAATCTTTGGATCTTATTTGGATAAAAACAAAACCATAAGCACTGGCGCTAAAGCATTATTTGGATTATCTGGAGACGAAAGATATGATAAAAACGCAGAATTGCTTGATACCTATTGGTCTACTGTTATGTCTGTAGCGTTTATGGGTGCAGGCAGAAACGTGATATCATCTCCTGCTCATATAAAAGAACTAAATAGAAGCTTTAATGCTGATAAATTATTTGATTCAGTTATAGAGCCAGGTATTAAGACATCTGCATTTAAAGCAAAGGCGTCTGCATATATAGGAGCTGTTAAGAATGGTCAATTTGATTTTGTAATTGAAAACTTAAAAGAACTTCAAAAGAATCCACCAGAAGGATATACTGCAGAAGATATTACTAATGAAATTAAACTGGCTAAAAGAATTGCATCTATAGCTGATAGTAAATTTGTAAGAGAATATGCCAAGAAATCAGGTGGCTATGGTTCAGAGGACCACTTATTGCTTACATCATTAATATCAGACCATGAGAACGCTGCAAGAGAAGGATATCTTGAGAGCAGAACGGCTAATGAAGCTGAGGCTAATCTTCTTGCTAATTTTGACGAGACTACATTTTCTAAATTAGTTACATCTATAAATACAACTAGGGAGGACGCAGATAAAATAAGCACTGGAGCTGCAATAGGTATTGCCATGCTTAGAAATAAACTAGCTGCTATTGCTACGATATCAGTGAATGACCCTCTTGAGTCTAAGGCTTCAAAAATAAAAAGCAACTTAATAACGAGAGCCGCATCAGATGATTTAGGAAGTGTATCTTCTAATTTAATAGATGCATTATTAAATGCTAAATTAATAACAGAGGAGCAGGGGGCTGAACTTCTAAAAATAGAAAACTCTAAAGATCTTAGTGATGCAATTGATGAATTTGTTCCTATTGAGCTTAATGATGATATTAAGGACATGGCTTATGGATTAGTATCTTCATACGGAGCTCAATATGAAGAACATATGGCATCCATACTTAGAGGAGATCAAACTCTTTACAATAGAGAGAAAGACACAAAAGTAGATAGATTCCATGATGTAGACGAGCTCCTTGATATGCATAGAAAGTCTCTTGAATCTAATGAAAAAGAGCAGAGAGTTCTAGAGGCTGCTGAAACCAAAAGAGAAGAGAAAAAGAGGGAAGCTAAAACAAAGCCAGAAACAACTGTAGTAGCCGAGCCTGTTGTAGAACCTATTGTAGTTGAATTGGAATCATTAGAGCCAAAGTGGGAAATACCATCTGCTCCTGAAATAGTTGAATACGAAAGCCTAGAGTCTGCTCCAGAAGTAGAGACAGAGCAAGTTCCACCACTAGACGAGACAGATATTCCTCCATTAACTGAGGCCGACTTGAACTCATCAGTAAATAGAGCCGAGGAATTGTTAGCAGATGACAACTTCGATCCATTTAGCGATTACGATAAAGAGGAGGAGGCTGCTAAACAGGCCGCAGATAATCAGGAGGAGCAGGCTCCCACACAAGGAATTACAAATAATGGGACAATTTACCCAGTGCTGGACTTAAGTAAAATAGATACAGATAATTTTATATATGTAACTCACCAAACAGATATCGTCGGGCTAGAACAAATTCTTTCAAGAGGGTTTGATATAAGGAATGGGCTAAATGGAACATCATTGTTTGGGAATACAGAATCTATTCAAAGCCAAATGGACAGTATTAATTCTGGACACGGCCATAGAGGGGCTAGCAGGATGATTGTATTCGCATTCCCTAAATCAAAATTCGGGAATGTAAGGCAGCTGGATGAAATATCAGATATGCTTATCGATGAGGGAATATTTTCTATTCCCGGCCAATATGTATTTGGAGTATTCACCGAAAATAATAAGCCAATCACACAAGAAGCTGCTCCACAAAAATCCAAACAAGACGAGCTTAAGGAGAAATTAAACGCTAGACTAGCTCACTTGGCTGATGTTGCCACGGATGTTCTTGGATCTAAAATGAATGCTACTGGAAAGCAATATTCAAGCAAAGACTTCTTACCAGCAATGACTGGGGTACTAGAGGTTATTATGGAGCTTGGATATACATCATTCGTAGATGTAGTATCTAATGCATCTGATGCTATGAAAGGAAATGCAGTACTTGCAGGTCTTATTGATAGAATTAGCCCTAAACAATGGAGAGCTGCTTATAACTCGGCTGCAGACTTTGCAGAAGGTACACAATCAGAGGAGGAAGTTATAGCCTATTCTAATGATGATGTAAAAGCTATTGTTGCTGGAACATATAAGAAAGAAGAAGAGATCGATATCAATGAAGATTTAGAAGATCTTAATCAGCCAGAAAAGACTGAGGAAGAAGAGAATAAAGAAGCGTCTAAAGAGATATCAGAAATAGTTAAAGGCGCTGCTGCTATATCTATTGCAATGGAGAAAGAGGATTCTTCTGACTTTGTAAATATAGATGACGAGGCTCCTGGCACAATTGACGAGGATAAAGTCTCAGTTAGATTTGGTAGATTGCCACATACACTATTTACGTCTAATCCAGAAATAATTAAATGGTTAAAAACTCCAAAAGCCTTAGAAGGCGCTACATTTGAAATAGAGATATCTACAATACCTTTTGATAAAGTGCCACAATCTAGAAAGGACGCAGGAGACTATATCCCATTCGACATCAATAATCCTAATTCATGGAACGAGGCTGCAATATTTGTTAAAATAAAAGATAAAAATGGCGTAGTTAGACCATTGAATATAAGCTTCCACAACATAGCAGTTAATAGCATGTTTGAGGATTCTGATGGCAATATGTATCCTAAGTTCAACGAACAGGATATCGCTGATTTAGTTGATTTTAGAAATAAGATAATAGCTTTATATGCAGAAAGCTTAGCAAATGGTTCTAATAAGGAATTAGTTGTATCTGGCGTATCTATAGGTAGAGCTAAGATAAAATTAAACAGAAAGAATGGTAAGCCGGTACAGAGAAGCCTGTCTAAAATCAAAGGACTAATAGAAGGCTTTAATGGAGATTTCTCTACTATAAACAACAATACATTAAGCTTAGCTTACGGTAGGGGGTGGAGAGGTAATTTTACTGTAGTTGGAATTGACGGAGTGATAGGTGATACTGATGAACAGAACTCTGGTAGTATGTTTGCAGTAAAGATTGACCCTGTACTTGGAACTAAAAGAAAGATAAAATTAAATAAACGTAGATTCTCAGAAGATAAAGATACTGCAGAATTTATATACAAACTACTTATAGACTGGAACATGTCTAAAGGTGAGTTAGCGTTAGACCGAGACGGAAATGTTGTTTTGGCCGGAGACGGTGCGTCTAATAGGTTAGGTATATCAGCAGAAGGCTTATTGTCTAAGATAGTTAACTTTGGAAAAAGAACTCAAATTAATAAGAAGGACTTGCCAATGTTGACCCACCTGCTTCCAAAGCAATTCTACGTAGAAGGCAATTCACTATATCTAGGAGAAGCTAAGTTTGACATATCAAATCCAGCTGGAATATCTCCTGAAATTAAAGCTCAGATAATAGACTACATTAAGAATAACTTTAACTGGTCTATCAATGCTCATGACTTATGGAATCAAACTGGAGCTAATAGAAAGGTGGCTGATGTGTTTTCAGGTATCACCGACTACTTCAGATCTAATCCAGAAGCTAAATCAATTAAGTTCTTTGAAGGAATGGAAATTAAGAGAGAGGACTTAGGTTTAACCTGGGAAGCTTGGATTGTTAAATACGATAAGCTTATATCTGACGTTGCCGATGATATCTTTGAATCTCCGTATACATTCTTAAATGATGTAGAGCTTGCAGATAGAATGGATAAGCCAACTATCAAGAAAGTTGCAAAGAAAAAGACAGATGCCAAAGAAGCCGCTTTAGAGCCTGTTTCTGACACGCAAAAAGCAGATGTAGTAGAAACATCAACTAACACTCAAAAGTCGCTAGAATCGCCTGAAAATGGCCTTAAAAGCGATGCTAGCGAGCAAGTTTCTGGTAAGAAGAAATTTAAGAAGAGGACTAGTGGCGATGTAGATAAAATATCTGACTTAGGTGTAAATGCTGTTGGTCCTACAAGACTGTCAACTAGTCATGCAGAGGAAGATAATTTAACTAATAGCGAACAAGCTTGGGCTAGAAAAAGGATATCATCTCTTATTGAAATCAGTGATACTGAAATTGAAATGGAGAACGGTGATATTGCTATGGGTGTAGCTAACATCTTAAAGAATATTATTACACTATTCTCTGGCGCAGAAAGAGGCACTGCTTACCACGAAGCATTTCACATTGTGTCTCTTGGGTTAATACCAAGAAATAGAAGGATGATGATATATGACTCAGTTAGGCGTACTATACCATCATTGAGTGATGCTACAAATAAGGATATAGAGGAATACTTAGCCGAGGAATTTAGAGTATGGAGAGAGACTAATAAGATCGGCATTAAGATACCGATGCTTAGATCTGTATTCAGAAAATTCTCCAACCTATTTACTGGAATGAAGTCTGCAAACAAGTCTGATATAAATAGATTATTTGAGGATATCGAATACGGTATATTTAAAAACAAAAAAGGTCCAAAGGCTAAATCTGAGCAATCTAAATTCTTTACTAGATTCTATGTAGATGGAGCTGCTAGAACTTTGAAGTCAAAAGGATTCAATGCTATCAATACATTGGATATGCAATACGAAGTAGCCAAGGGGTTAGCATTCTCATTCATAGAATTATCTGGAGTTGAAAAAGTTTCTGATATCCGCAATATGAGTAAAGACGTACTATATGATAGTATTCTTGCAGAGTATGAATATATGGAAGAAAATGGAATGGAAGATACATTGAAATATAAAATATATGAAGATATATTGGATAAATTTGATGAGGAAATAGTTCCATTAATAAATAAAGAATTATCTTCATTTGGGATAGCCCCAGCTGTATTCGATGTAGATGGAAACGAAATAGAGGATAACGATAAAGATATCGTAAGTAACGAGATAGCTAAACATACAGTAGAATCATATAAGGTTCCTAAGTCTGATAATATTCCAATGGAGGTTAAATTCTTCTTATGGACTATCCCTCAAAAAGAGAAAAATGCAGACGGTGTTGTTGTAGATAAATTTAACCCATTAACTGGCTTTAAATTATTCTACGACCAGACCACGTCGTGGGTTACAGTTGCAAGCGATTTAGGTCATTTGAAATCGTACACCGAGATGAGGAATAAAATATATTCTCTTGGTGTTGTATCTGGTAATTTATTCTATAGAAGCGTATTAGATAAGCTTGACAATTCTAGCGATAGATTTAAAACAGCATTCTTTGCCGCAGTAAAATGTCATAGACATGACTTTGCGAGTATAGCATTTACTGGAGACAAAAATGGAAACATGGCTGAAGCCGACAGAAGACTTAGGGTTATAGAGTCAAAGGCTACAACTGCCAAGATAACTAAGCCAAAAGAATGGGGTGAGAACATGATGTCTATTGGATTTTTATTCTCTGATAGTGTTGATGGGCCAGTATTTAACAAGGCTAATGCCGAGTCTATAATAGCCAGACATAAAGCACTTGTATCATTTGCCGGTAGATTAACAAATCCACTAGAAGCTGAAAAGATTACTGACGAGCAAATTACTGCTGCTATTAATGAGTATATTGA